TAACATCATCCCCACCGAAAGAACCGAATATAAATTGCTTGATAGAATTAAAACCGTTTTTCAAGAATTTGAAGATACTATTTTCTGTGAAGAATTTTAAAAAGTCATCAGCACCTGAAGTAATTAGTTTCTTTATTCTTATGAAAAATCCTTTAACATTTTTAAAAGTATCCTTAATAGGATCTAAATCTGGCACCAAAGCTTTTAATGCTTTACCCATCACTGCAAATACTGCTTTGATGCTACCTCTCACACTTTTTGCGATATCACTAGCATATTCACCAATTCTAGATATTTTCAAAAACCCTTTGAATACTTTGCTGACACCTTTAAACAAAAGTTTCAAAGTTTTACCTAATTTTTGAAAGTAATCTTTGACTGCAGTAAACACAGCAACTACAGCAACAATAGCAATTTTCATAAAAGGACTCAGCTTTTTTGCTGGATCTTCTTTTGCGGCAGACGCACCTTCACCACCATCGCCAGAAGTTTTACCCTCACGTGCCTTTTCTGCTAACTGCCGTAAAAGTTTTTCTTGAAGACCGTACAGTTTCTGAAAATCTTTTCTAAGACCTTCAACTCCTTTAGCTGTCACTTCTTCCAGTGCGGTTGAGGCACTGAGTTTAGCACTGACGTCATTTAAGGTTGCTTCTGCCATATTCTTATCCGTTTGCGGTTTGTTCTTGTTGCGCTTTTTCTTTTTCTTCTTTCAGGTGTTGGACTAACATTGCTAAATAGACCTCTCTCTCCCATGGAAGCATTCCTTCAAGTTCTGTTAAGGAATACTTGTGATGCTGAACCAGTGAAAAATTTGTACTATAATAATTTTCTAAAGATTCATGAGAGAGGCATATTAGAAAAAATTGTCCATACCCTCCAATACTAATTCATTTTCATGGTTACAATGCTCACAAGTAAAATTCATATCATAACTTAATTTCGGTATGTCTCCAATGAACTGTGCAATCTTTTCAAACTGTTCAGAATTTAAAGAATCTAAAAAGGTAGTTCTTTCTTGCATACTTTCATTTTTCATATCAATACGTTCTTCTTCGGTGAACAATGTTTTCATACAAGATATAATTAAATTCATAGATGCTTCATTTGTTCTAGGTGTATCATCGTCACCTCCATCAAATATACTTGTATTTGTCATTAAATCACTATAGGTTGGATAGTGCATTTCAATACTGATTTCAGGTGTAAGTTGTACTATCTTTGGTTTCATATCACCAATAACTTTCGTTTGCATGATATCAACTTTCACATCAGTTTCTTCTTTACACTCAGAACATTTAATCATTAATTCTGCTGTTTCACCAACAGACTTTGCTCTGATTCGTGCAAAAATATAATCAACATCAAAAGATGATAGTGAAGAAACATCAATATCTTCTTGTACGCAAGTTTTAATCGTATCGGTAATCGCACGGATAACTTGCCTTGGTTGATTTGATTCTCCTGCTTGAAGAAGAATTTTTTGTTCCTTTACTAGGAACGGTCTATAGTGAATGACTTCTCCTGATGATGGTAATTTAAGATCATACCAAATTGTTTCATTCAAACGTGGCAGTGCCATTATTTAACTCCTATCGTAAAAAGCCAGAAAGAGATCCTAAACTGGCGTCAAGTGAAAATAGTCCTTGATTGTCTTCGACTGGTGACCATTTCGTATATGTAAATTCAACTGTCAACTGCATCAATCCATCTGCATCGTTGGTAAATTCAGTTTGTGTTATGTTTGTGGGATATGCTTCTTCTAATAAAGCACTGTAAACTGTCCCTTGCCCAATATTTACATTGAGATTAATTGGTCCAGCACCAAACTTTTTGTTAGTTATGGGTTTTCTTAATTGGTGTATTTTAATTTGTTTTGCATAATTATTATGATATAATGCCTTTCCTGTATTTTGCGCAACGGTTGAAGCATACCATGTGTCAAAGTATTTCCTGACACCATAATCATTCAACATGAGAAAAGTCATATTGACGGAACCAGCACCTGAATAACCATATGCAACTTTTCGCATATGAACACCCATCTTTTGATCTAAAGTCAATACAGTTTTCGGTGGAACACCAACAGTTTGGCAAAGAAGGCTTAAATCATTACCACTCATTAAGTTCCTAATGGCACTCAAAATTCCACCACTATTAGATCCAAAATCTGTTGGCAGTTCAATCATAAATTGATTTGGTTTTGCAACACCAAGTCGAAACGATACTGCGGATTTTAATTCATCTATGCTTGCCATTAAATCATCTCTCTGGAATTTCTATAAACTTTTCTAGCATTTGACTTTGCCCAATCTGCTGTTGGTAAGAAGGTTGCTATTTCCCATTCTGGTGGTGATACACGAGCAAGTCTAGATTTTACGTGGGGAAAAAGATAATGTTTAAAACAAGGTTTGTAATATCTTGTAGTGCCTAATCTTTTCATCAAATCGTATTGCGCTTTGAATCTTGTTGTATCATCATACTTTTTATTGTTTGTCATTCCCATAAGTACATCTAAAAACTTTGCTCTAAGAATAGGAGAAAGGTAATGTAAATTCATTCCATAAAATCCTCCTTCTGCTGGACCAACAATGATCGCTAATGGAAACCTGTCATAAAATGGTAACGTGTCTTTATGTTTTGGGTCATAGAAAAACATATTCATAGATCCGATAAGAGGTTGTGATTTGTTTACTAACTTTACCTCTTCAGAACTCATTAACTCTCTACGATTGACACGTCGCAGTTGTTGAGCTTTTTGTCTGAACCATGCACGAGATTCATCGGTGCGTGGGTTTATTCCCGCACGAAATGCTTCTAATTCTAATTTTTTAAATATGTTTGCATCGGTCATGCTACTATTTATATCACTTTTTACGTTTTTTTCTATATGGTTTCAGAGGTTTTAATGCTTTCAATTTTTTCATAATACCCATAGAATGTAATGTTTCTTCTGTCCAAATTTGAAAATCCCACCCACGATCCTTAGCATATGTATTTGCCGCTTCCCACTTATTCATATTCTTTACATAGGTGATTGCCTCATTGATATATCTTTTTGATTTATCGGGTCTTTTGGGTGGTGAAGTTTCCTTATCTGGTTTTATTTCAACAAGTATGGTTTTGCCATCATTGAATGTAATCTTTAAATCAACAAAATATCTGTGCATTTTTTTGTCGATGTCCCACTTATAGGGGACAACAACTTCTTCACTTGACCAGTTTTTGATATTCGTATTGTTATCGCACCATATAAAGCATGCCTTTTCCCAAGATGACCTATATGTCACCTTGTCAGGATCTCCCTGATATTTGGATATGTTCTTTACTTTATATCTTCCAGAATATGCCATGAAACTCATATAAATAGGTTTATCTTTGTTTTATTTATTAAGGATATAATATGCCAGGTCAATTCACTACAGGTCCAAATGGTAAACTTACTCCAAAACCAGGAACCACGTTGAATGGTAAAACTGCTCCGATATCTTCTGCAGACCAATCGGCAACAGGTAATAATCAAATTCCTTTGACCTCAAACCCGCATCACGGTGGGCATACGAGTATACAAGAAACCAGAAGTACTCAAGAAACCAAAAAGGGAAGAGGTGCCGCACAAATACTAAAGTTCCCAATAAATCGTGAAGATATGTATCCTGCATATATGGTATTTCATCCATATAAAATTGATACTGGTATGCTTGATTCTCTTTTAGGAGAAGTTTTTAATAGTCCTCTTGTAGCAGATTTCGTAGAAGGAAAAACTTCCGAATCAGTAAATGATACAGTTGGTGGATACGATGCTGTAGGAACTTCTACCGTTTCTGACCCTGCAAAAAAGCAACAAATAGAAGTAGAACAAGCGCAAAAAGAAGCAAATCGTGATCAGATTAATAAAGAGATTGAAGATAATCGCGAACAAATGGGCAGTAAACTTACTGACCTTCGTGCATATAGAGATCTAGATAACCCAGCAATTCAACTCTTTTTTCCACCCCAATTACAATACAATGATGCGGTAAACTATAACAGTGCTAATCTTGGTGGTGCGGGTATGGCTGCTACAGCTGCACTCAATAGTGGTCAAAGTATTTTGGGTGCTCTTGGTGCTGGTTTGACAGAAGGGATAGAAAGTATATTTAATCTTGCTACTGGTAGTGTGTCAGCTGAAGCAGCTAAAGTAGGAGCGGCAAGATTAGCGAAGAAAGTTCCAGGAGGCACTGCTAATGCAGTTTCTTCAATGTTGCAAACTGGAATGAATCCTGGTACAAGGTTATTATTTGACCAACCAGCAATGAGATCATTTGCTTTTTCGTTTAAGTTAATTCCTACATCACCCCAAGAAGCAATTACAATTAAAGAAATTGTTAAAAATTTTAGATTTCAAATGTATCCTCGTGAAATTGATGTGTCACCAGGAATTCCTATCGGTTATGAATTTCCAAATATCTATAGAATTGAATTTGGATTCACTGGTGCGAGCAATTTAGAAATACCGAAAATCCAATACTGTTATCTGAAAGATGTTCAAGCGGCATATAATTCTACAAGTGGTGGTGTTTTCTTTGAAGATGGTCACCCAACAGAAATTGATTTAAACTTAACATTCCTAGAGTACAGAGCATTGAGTAAGAGAGATATTGAGGCAGGATTCTAATGGACTTTTTTAAAAATTATAGAAAAACAGGTTACACGTTTGGTGATGCCTTTGAAAAAACTGGTGGGGCAGAACGTCAGGTTGAGTTTGTCAGAGATCTTACTCAATATGTTGATGTTGTAGATCAAGTTAGAGAAGGAATCAACTTCTACGAACCTTATAATGTCATTGAAGGCGAACGTCCTGATCAGGTATCACAATTTCTTTATGATACTCCAACATACCATTGGACTTTTTTCATGATGAATGATAATTTGCGTGAACACGGATGGCCACTAACTTATCGTCAAATGGATGCTAAGTTAGAAACTGATTTTCCTCATCAGTATATTTATGTTCGTGCCGATATTTCAAATATCTTTTTACAAAATGAGTTTGTGACTGGTGTTGTTTCTGGCACACGTGGTAAAATTATAAAAAGAGATTTGGATCATGGAATTATTATAGTAGATACCTTCGCATATAAGAATGCTGGCAGATCAAGTACATTTAGGCAAGGTGAGGCAATTACTTGTACAGGTCAGTCTGGAAATACAGCAACTCTTACTGTTGTAGGAACAGGTAACGAATTTCTTGCTACACATCATTTTGAAGATGCAGATGGTAATCAGGTTGATGTAGATCCTACTGCTCCACCTCCAGCGATATACAATGAAGTCACGATTACAGATCGATATCATAGAATAAATAACTCGTTAAAACAAATAAAGGTTATTAAACCTACGAACATTATTCAAATTTCAAGTGCATTTAAGAGAGCTTTGACTAGCTAATGGCAGAACCAAGTAATAAGTATGTATTAGACAGCGTGTTGATACACTCTTCTCGTTCTACTATCCCAGTAGAACTATCTTCTGTTGTAACTGACCTTGATATATTTGAACACTTAGACACGCCATTCTTAACTGCTCAAATAGCATTTACAGATGAATCACGTCTAATGGATAGACTTGATTTACAAGGTGCTGAATATATTGATGTAAAAATCAAACCTTCAATAACATCGGAACCAGTCATTGAAAAACGATTTGTTGTTGAAACAGTTGTAGAACAAATTAAAGTAAACCAAACTTCAGAAATGGTTATACTGAGTTTATATGAAGATATTCTTTTTAAATCAAATTTTAAAAATGTGAATAAATCATACTCTGGTTCTCCGATCGATATCATAACTAAAATTGCTTCAGAATTTTTGGATAAAGATGTAATTCAAGCAGGTGATGTTACATTTCAAAACAGGATGAAACTAATCGTTCCAAATTTGGATCCATTAAAAGCAATCGCTTGGGTTAAAAATAGAATGACGACTGCTGATGGTGTTCCAGATTTTATCTTTTCCACATTAGGTCTCAAAAGTTTGATTGTAAATGACCTATTGACTATGATAGACCAAGAACCAATTAACGCATCAAAACCTTTCATGTATGCTTCTACTCCTGCTCTTGCAGAAGAAAAACAAGTCGGAAACAACTATTTGCCTATATTGAGTTACAATGAAGGTCAAAAAGAAAACATGTTTGAAATGATTCAAAAGGGGATCGTTGGTGCAGACTATCAGTTTTATGATGCTTTTACTTCTAAAGTACATAAACATAAATTAGATTACAAAAAAGATGTCGTAGATGCATTACCTAAAACCAAAGAAAAGGCATATAATTTTTCTGAGTATGAAATAGATGGTGATGTATTAAATCAATTATCATCACAAAGAATTACTCAGATTGGTGGTTCTGGCGCATACAATAATGGACTAGGGTCATTTAAATCTTACAACGAAGAAAAAGAAGGTTCTGATTATGCTAAAAAGGTAATCGGAAATGTAATGAAAGGGCATCTTCTAAAAGCACCAATCACCATTAAAGTTTCTGGTGTTGGTTTCATAAAACCACAAACCAATATGACTTTGGGAAATACATTAAGAATTTATTTCTTATCAAATAAACCTGCTGATAAAAGATCAACTACTAATTGGGATATGAAAAGGTCTGGCGACTATTTGATATATGCTACAAAACACTCATTTACTGTAGAAAGATATGATATAAGTTTGACATGTGCTAAAATGAAAAACTTTACAAGTGAGGCGGCAATCGTATGATACCAACAAGTCCTCAATTTTATGGTGACCAAACTCGTTGGTTTGTTGGTAGAGTTATCAGTATCAACGACCCACTTGAGATGGGCAGAGTCAAAGTTCGTATTGTAGGCATCCACGATAATGTAGAGATTCGTGATGGCGATTTGCCATGGGCTCAGATAGTTGTTCCTGTGACAGAAGGTGGCAGTTCTGGACTTGGAGCAAGTACAGGTATTAAAGAACAGGCACAGGTGTTTGGCGTATTTCTTGATGGTGTCCACTCACAGTTACCACTTGTGGTTGGTTCTATGCCTAAATTTGAAGCAGATATTGCTAGTGTATCAAACATACATCAACCAAATATACCAAGTCATTTAGATCCAGCGATAAATAAAAACATTTTGCCAGCAGCTGCTGTAGACGAAGAAAACCTTTATGGTGATACTAATATCGAAAGGGCATATAATTTTATGATTACTAAAGAAGGATTAAATCTTTCTCCTCAAGCAGCAGCAGGTGTTATTGGGAACTTTTGTGAAGAGTCTGGTGCAAATGCTAATGGTGGAGATATTAATCCTGTAGCGGTATCAGGCATACCAGGAGAAGGATCGTTTGGTATTGCACAATGGAATCCTTCTCCTGCGGCAGGTAACAGACTTGGTGCTTTACAACAATTCTCTGCTGATTGTAATTTAACATATACAAGTTTATATGCACAATTATTATGGACTCGTAAAGAACTTACTACATTACCTTATCTTGGATATTCAGAACTTAAAAAAGCAGAAACACCAAAAGAAGCAGCACTTATTTTTATGAGAAAATTTGAAAGACCTGGATATCAAACAGAACGGACTGCTGCCAACGAAGTAAAGAAAAAGACTGGACCAGACGGTAAGTACAAAAGACTCGGTGAGGAAGAGCGCATCGAGTTTGCTGAAGAAATATATAGGAAATTTGAATAATGTCTAGTGATCTTAAATCCCCAAACTTTGATCCAATTTCTACTATAAATCAAGGGATTCTAGTAAACCAAAAAGTTGTTGCTAATGGCCCTCCTTTACAAAAGGGGACACTTTTTGAACTTGATCCGCCAAGAAGAATAAAAACAAAGGAGGAGTTAAAAGCTGTTCGTAATAAAGGTCGTGAACTTAGGAAACTAAGGCATGACTATCTGAACGGAATAGACACTTCTGGTGGTGAAGTTTTTAAAAATAATGTTATAGCATATATAAGAATCCTTCGAAGGATTGAAGATGAGGATCAAAGGTTTCGTAGAGAAGCAAGGTTAGCAAAAGAGGCTGCTGATAAAGAAGCAAAAAAAGCAGAAAAAACAAATGTATCTTCTCAAGCTAAGGTTGCTGCAAATAAACCTGAACAAGAACGTGTAAAGGCAGAAACAAATAAAATAAAAGCAGATAAGATCATTGCAGAATCATCACCCAACTCTGATCAGCTTGGTAAGGAAACATCTGGATTCAAATCTTTGACTGAATCTACGAAACCAAAAACTGCTGTACCAAAACCCAATAAAGTTAGAAAACCAGAACCATCACCTTCAGAAATGACTGCAAATGTTCCTAGTATTACCGTTACAAAAGCACCTTCTAGTAAAAGTGATATTGACACATTGGTTGCTTCGACTACACCAAATAGAAAAAATTTAAATAAAGTCTTTACTTCAGGAAATGCAAAGGGTATTAGGAAAAGTTTAGAAAATCCTAAAATTGCACAAACATTTAATATCAGAGCACCACAGGTAAATAGTGCCGTCAATACTGGTTCAAGACTTAGTGGTCTTGCAAGAGATCCGTTTATTCAAAACAGTTTAAAAGAAGCAGGATTAAGTGCTGACGAAATAACACAAGTAAACCAAGATATTGACGAGGCTGCAGCAAAGGTTTCTGCAGAAGAACAAAAAATAGCTGCAGTAAAACCTCAAAAAGAATTCTCTGTAAAGCAGTTCCGTGCTCTTGGTAATCCTATCGGTTCTCCTGGGGTTACAATACCATCGGCAACAGGACAATCTAATCCTTTATCCTCGTTAACATCTTCTGTCAGTAAAAACCCACTGAGCAGTTTAGGTGCTATTGCTGGTGCCGCTGCAGGTGCAAGTAATGGTGGTGTAATTGGTGCTGTTGTTGGTGGCGTTCTTGGATCTGTTATAGGAGATGCAATATCTACAAATTCAAATGGTGCCAATAACTTTGCTCCTAGCAATCCTTTCGGTTCTTTGGGTATGGATTTCGGTAACATTATGGCGAGTGTAACAGGTCTTGCGCAAGGAACTGGGTCATTTAAAGAACTTGGTAAATCTGTTCCTAGTGCTCCTGGTGGAATTGATCCTCTAACTAAAGCACCTGTTCCAAATATT